GGGCATAAGCTGCTATTGCACGCCATGCTAACCAATAACGAGGCCTACCTGGCCCTGCTAAAGGCTGCCGAGGAAACTGGCCACACAAAGTCGCCACAGCGTGTTACAATGCACGTAAAAACAGAGTAAATAAATGTTTTTAGCAAAAGCCTTGTAGCCTTGCAGGGCTTTTGCTTACTTTTGATAACCTTAAATTTTAAAAAAAAAATTGACTTATGAAAAATTCAACTAAAGAGGCCTGGGTTGGTGGCAAAAACATCAGCGAAGAGGCAATGATGAAAAGAAGAAAAATCAACAAAAAGATTTTCAAATTTGGGTGTTTACCTATTGTTGTAATTGTTTTAGTGTTCATGATACTTGGTGTCATTATTGAATCTACAATGGAAAATGACACTGCAAACCCAAGAGATCCTATGAACATAGGCCGTCAAAATTTAAAATCACTAATTGGTCAAGAGTTTTCTCAGTCCATGTTAGATACATTGGGTGAAGCAGCTACTATAGATGAGTCTGATATCAAATATTTGATTACCTATATAGATACTGCAAATGCTTCATTTTTAGTAAACAGGTCAACTCAAATAATTGAATATGCTGCTTTTGGACGTAATAGTGCAAGTAATTATCTGGCAAAATCGAAACAAGAGAGATTTGATAAGGTAGAAGCTCAATTTAGTGCATGGAATGGGTCGCATATCAACCTAACCAAGTTGATAAAACAAAACATGAACGATCCGAGTAGCTATGAGCATATTTCAACTAACTACTGGGACATGAATGATCACTTGGTAGTGCTAACCAAATACAGAGGAAACAATGCGTTTGGAGGCAAGGTTGCCGGGTATGTTAAAGCAAAAGTTGATTTAAATGGCAACGTGATTGAGATAATGGAAAATGAATAAGTTTGCCTAATACGCAAACAAAATGGCGTTTGGTGCAAACTAATTTGCAAACCAGCCTCCTGTTTTCAGGGGGCTTTTTTTATGGTATTATCCAGGCCTTCGGCCAGTTTTTTGGTTATTTTTTGGTTCAGCACTTCGGAGTCGCCAATAAACTGGCGTTTGGGTATGCTTACGTTGCGGCTGCGCCCGGCGGTGCTGGTTCCGCTATTGTGGGCATCGGCATAGGCCTTGTCGCTGTGTATGGTAACCTGTCCATTGGCGGCATTTTTGTAATCGATGCTCATGCCCAGGTCGCCGGTGTCGCCGGTGAGTATTTTGCGGCTTGCTTTTGCGCCTTTGGTTTTAGGGTTCAGGCGGCGTTTCACTTCGTCCCATTTTTCAAAAGCCGCATCCGTGAAGCCCTCGTCCTGGAAGCTCTCTTTAAAGTGGTCGCGGGCTTCTTTTCCCATTATTTCGGGGCTGTCGTTATTGATAAAGTTTTCAACCTCGGTTGATAGGTTCAGCAGGTGGTTTGCAAATTCTTGTCCGTCCATAATTAAAAACTTGACAAAGTTTAAAAATGTATTACTTTTGTGGTGTCTGCGTTGCGCGCGTGGACGCCTTATGGCAAATATAACTCCGGTTGTGTTTGCCATTCGTATTTTATGGCAAGAAGTCAAACATCTTGTCATTAAAAAAAATAACAATTCTTTGTAAATTTGGATGTATTTTAAATTGCGTTTCTGCAATTTGATTAAAATCCAACTCTTTTTCCGATATAAGAATTACTACATCAGATTTTTTTGCAGCATCACCAATCTCGTTAATGATATTTCTTCTTGTTTTTCTGCCAGAGTTTTTTACAGCTTTTAATTCTACAAACAATCCATCGCATAAAGTGTCGGGGCATTTGGATGAGCTTATTATTTTTTGACCAAAATAACGTTCCCTCAGCACTGTTTCTTTCCTGTCGATTTGTGGTAAAAACTTAATATTTTTAAATCCCGCCCTGTTTATCAGAGGTAAATAGCGTACATTGATTTCATTAAACTCTTTCTGAGCATTAAAGTGAAGTTGGTATTTAATGCCATTCGTCTCTTTATTTAAGTAAGCAATATCGTCACTATTATGCAGCACACCCAAGTCAGGTATATGCTTATCAACACGCTTAAAGTAAGGATGTTTATCCGTAAAAATCTCATTGGTTGTTGCCGGGTTGCCTTCGAGCCCTGGCGAAGCCGGAACCGGTTTCAGGTCCTGGTTATCAGTTGCAGGCTTATCGGTGTTTTTCCAATCGCATTTGCAGCCCCACACACAGCCCGGATGATTAGTTTGAAGGAAAGGGTCGTCCATTGGCCAAACGCGCCCCACATAAGCTAAATGAACCTCACGTGGCGAAGCTGAGCGGGTACGCAGCCACTCGATATTTGGGAACAGTCGTTTTGTTTCCTGGAAACGATTCATCTGCTTGTAGATCCGCGTGCGATGCACAGCAGCATTGTATTCGGCAGCCTGGGTAGTGTTGGCACGGCTGATGATCTTTTTGGCTTCTTTTTGATACACTGCTTTAGGACGGATCACACCATTTTTATCAGCCCTGGCACGTTGTAGCAACTGAGCGGTGTAATTAGCTTTAGCTGCAGCCATGCGTGTGAGGTTGTTTTTTAACAGCTTAGCCGCCTCCGGATCCACGCCACTGACAGCTTTATGCAAATTGCTGTTGTAGGTTTCGAACAAGGCAGGTATCAGTTCGGAGTTGTCGCCCTTATAAACAGCCTCCACAGCCTGGTTAAGGGCTTCTGTGCGGCTAATCAGCTGCAGGCTGGGGTAATCGTTAATAGTGAGCCTTCGGTTGTTTAAATCGCCTGCAAAATAGATTTGGTCAAAGTCAATTTCAAACGCCCCCGGGCTCAAGGGGCTTATCCGAAAAAACCCAACGGCTCCACAGCAGGTTTTGCTTCGCTCCTGGGGTTGTCAGGATCCAGCTCTACATCGTAGGTATCCTCAATGTATTTTGCGGTCATATTCCAACCACCGGCCATCAATGCCTGGTCGATCTTAATCCTGTTTTCGGGTTTAACTACTGTTTTTTCGACCAGCTCCACATAATGCCCTTCAGGGATGTCGTACCCTATATTTCGCATCACCGGAATAAAATCATCGCTTATCCAGTCCTGCACGTCCATAATGTCGGCATCGGTGTAATCCTGATAGATCTCCAGGTGAACATCGGCCTGGCTTTTGCTCGAGCCATCGTCCATGGTCATTGTCTGACCTAAAATTCCCTTTGAAATTTCTTTGTTGATAATGCTGATTTTTTCAGCAAAAACTTTAAAGGAATCGGTTTTTTGATTTTCTTTAATCTCGATGTCAACCTGTTTGTCGAAAATAGCATAGGCAGCTGTTCCCATTGTTTCGAGCCACGATTGCAGTTCGTTTTTATGCTTATCGGTATTGATAGCCGTGCGGGCAATACGAATAGGAACGCCGAATATTTGTTCAAACTCGTCCCAGCTGGCCCAGGAGTGGCGTTTAAAAATTGTCATGGGTGCAATACGCTCGAGTATGCCAATTGCATCCTCGTTGAGCTGGATATAAATCAAGTTATTGCTAAACAATCTGTAATCAATTGATTCGCCCATTGGCTGATAAGCATCTTTAAGTAGCAGATACTTTTCAGGAATCACATTTTCGCGGTTGATGTTGATGAATCCGCTGATGTTACCCGGGCTGTAATCCTGAATGAACACCATTGAATAGCCAAAAAACTTACTTTCGATAGCTTTACGGATCAATTGCCTGAACCAGCGTTTTTGTACCCAGGCTGATCTTTCATCATCGCGCTGGCCGCTTTTATCTTTAAACACAAATTCTTTGTTGATGATGCGCAATATCCTGCTTTCGATGGCTCCGCGCAGGTGATTGTCGAGCATGGCATCTTTGTAGAGCTGTTGAATGGGATAAGTGACCGGGTTGAAGGGATCGTACCTGGTTAATCGTGCATTTTGCCAATCGGTTACTTCCTTCCGGTATAACGACTCATACAAATGGAAATAGTCGATTTCGAGTTTATCGGTTCCTCTTGTATCTGTAATTGGCGGCTGCTTGCCTTTTCGGATGCCCTGATTGTTGGCTGCCAGCTGCAAAGGATATTGACGTCTTTTTTTCATGGGGGTAGAAATTTAATAAGCTGAATTATATTTAGTGTTTCCTCCAAATCTGATGTCGCCGGTAGTTCCTTCGCCATCAGTTTCAACAGGAGGTTTTGGTGGTAGGGTACGGTCGCCCAGTTCTCCGGTATAAACCTTTTCGAGCCAGTCCATAGCCTCGGCATAACGGCGGGCTGCCACATCGTTTGTGCTGCGGGTGTGACGTTCGTAAATTTCATAAATTACGATGTCCTTCAGGCGTTTTACAATGCTTTTTTTACGATCATCGCCCTGTTGATCAAAAATGCTGTCGGTATCGTAAAATCGGCTCATAAAGCCCTTCATCTTATCAATGCTTTCAGCAATGATGTCAGCAACGATGGTGTCGTCAAGATTGATAATAATATCAACGATCTCAAGGTCGCTTACTGTTTTTAATTCATCTTTGGTTAAAAATGCCATTTCATTTAGATTTAAAGTGAAATTTAATAGCCTTTAAGTTTACGTTTGCCAATCACCGGTTTATTGCTTTCATCATCATTTGTGGCATCAATTAAATACTCCTGTGCCTTGATGATAGCATCTGTAAGTGCATCCGGGAAGTCAACCGGGTATTTTCCTCCTTTTTCAAAGTTCAACATTTGAGCCTTTGCTTCCTCCCAATCCGGATTCTCAAGTAATTCCTCTGAAAAATCGAGTAGTCCGGTTATCAAAACACTCACCAGCGTTGTATCAATTTTGATGAACTTATCCACCGTGCTTTTTTGCGGGATAGGCACATTGTACGATTTATGCTTTTTGGCTGCCCTGTATAACACTGGTTCGTATATTGCTTCCTGAGCAACTGAGGCATCGTAATAAAACAGCATTGAGCTATTTAGTTTTACTGTTTTTTTAGCCTGGGTATAATGATAGTCCAGAGCCGTATCGATATCGGCAGTTTGCCGGCAAAAAACATCAAGAACAGTCATATGCATCCCTTGTATCCCAAGCGTAGCCATTGCCTTGTAGCAAGCAGCATCAGAATAGGCAAAGTCCCAGTTGCCAACTATAACCAAGTACTGATCATAAGCCTTTGGCTTCACCATGCGAATCATATGCTTTTTGATGCGCTTACCTACATTGATAGGTGTGTTGTAAAATTCGCCGCTCAACACTTCTTTGTCGTGTTGGTATTGTTGTTTTTTGCGCAGGCAGGCAAGGTGCGAATAACGTTCAGGCCATGAAGGATTCCATTCGCCAATATTTTCGACCCGTATCTGGTCGTAATACTTATCTGTAAGGTTTATCAGGTAGAGCTTTGCAAAATCTTTATCAATAATTTGATTTTGTTTTGTATCTATGTTCCTGATGTCGAAACCCTTTTTTTCGAGCAGGGTATGAATAAACCCTTTTTCAACAAAGTAATTGTTATTTATGATAGTTCGCTCCGACTTGGTTGAGAAAGCTCCCTGGATGTCGCCGGTAACCTTATCAGCATACTCTTGAACCAGGCGTTTGTTCATTGCCTTTTTTTTATCCTCAACATCGTCAATAGAGGCATATTCGAGCCTAACGCCGTTTTGGCGAAGCCCGCGAAATGGTTGGTCGATACCTAAAGCCATAAAGGTGCAGCGATCAACCGTTTCAAACTGGCCGTCAGCCCAGTTGCCATAGCTTTTTTGTAGCCCAAAGTCTTTAATGATGCGATTGTTAGCTTCAAACTGCACCTGCAGATCCTGCAGCAACATGGCCGCCCTAACTTCATTGGCTCCTACGGTTAGGAAAAACTTAGCCTTATCACTTTGTTTGAGCGCAAAGGGATAGCCCATATTGGCATGAGTTGACTTAGCTCCGCCCCGAAATATTAAATTAAAAAGTGTAAGGAATGCATCGTTATACAAATCGCGATACACAGCGTTATGAAACCAGGCACATTCGCTATCGGCCATTGGTATTGGAGTGCCAACACCGAAGTAGTACGAAAACATTTGTCCATAGTTTTCGGGCTTAATGAGCATCGTAACACGTGCCTCCTGCTCCTCTGGCGTTTCCTCACGGATAGATTCGATAGTAGCTCTATTAATGAACAAACTGCGTTCGCGAAACCGCTCAAGTAAATCTTTGTATTCTC